CGCCAACGAGATGTCTTCCTACTTCGCGACGTCGGTCGACTACGGTCCCGATGAACAATTTTCGGATTCAGACTCCGACTCGGGTTACGCGTCAGCAACAACGCGCAACTCTGACAAAAGCTTCTTTGCTGGAGGAGCAGACTTTCCTGGTGGCGTCCCTTTCACCAACAGCCCAGGGCTCAAAGAGATCGCAAATTACGGAGGGTATGGAGTGTACAACCCACCCGGAAACACCGATCCGGCAATCAGAAAATCCCTGAAGGTACATGACCGAGAAACTTACGACCGGATCTACGGATATACGAGACGTCCGCAGGGTCTGGAAGGCATGTACAAAGGCCTCGCAAAATATGGTGGTGCTAACCACTCGTTTGACAACTTGTCCCGCAAGGGAAAACGTTACATGCAGCGTGCAATCGCAAATGCAACCAAAGCCTTCAAAGTCGAAAAGGATGAGCCTTTAGACTGGCATCAAGTCGGACCTCTTATGAGGAAAGACACCTCGGCCGGCATCACATTTCCTGGACAAAAGAAGGGAGATGTCATGCCTCAAATTTACACCGAGGCCAGATGGCAAGCGCATCGCATGAAACGTGGCGGCAAGACGTCCTTTGATGCTCGGAAGGTTCGATTCCCTCCGTGCATGGCGACCCAACGTGGACACATATCTCCACGTGACGACCCTAAAACCAGGCTGGCCTGGCTCTATCCTGCCGAGATGATCACCATCGAGGGGCTCTACGCTCCTGTGATGCTTGAAAAGCTCAAAAGAAAGCAGAATACTCCAGTTCTGACGGGAAAGAGTTCGCAGCGCTTGTACACCGAGTGGATGGTTGGTCGAAGAGACGGTGAGTGGTTGAATGGTTTTGATTTTAAATCATTTGACACATCCGCACAAAAATTCCTGATAAAGGTGGCTTTTGACATTCTGCACGACAATGTTAACTGGGAGACCTGGGGCGGTAAGCCTGTCTCTCCGGTCAACAGACAAAAATGGAGAAACGTGTGGGATGGCATGGTGTGGTACTTTTTGAACACACCGATCCTCATGCCCGATGGACGTATGTTCAGGAAGGGCCGAGGTGTACCGTCTGGTTCGTGGTGGACATCAATTATCGATAGCATCGTCAATCATATCGTAATTGATTACATCACAATGTGCCAAGACGTTGAAATCCGAAACCTGAGGGTTCTCGGTGACGACAGCGCCTTTCGGTCGACCAAGAAAATCGACGATGAGGCAGCCATTGCTTCAGCAGAAGAACTTGGAATGCGTCTGGATGTGGGTGAAAAGACCCAGGATCCAAACGATTTTAAGCTGCTGGGCACGACGTACCGCGACGGCCACGCTCATCGCCCAGACGATGAGTGGTTCAAGTTGGCGCTCTACCCCGAGAACCAGGTCCCAGATGTCTCCACTTCAATGAATAGACTGGTGGGACTTTGGATCGGAGGTGGCATGTGGTCGCAAGCGTTTTGTCGTTTCTTCGATGCATTTCAAACCATGTATCCGTGTCCTACGGAGGGTTGGTTTTCGAAAGAGCAGAGGAAGTGGCTAGAGATGGTGTACGGCCAGAAGGCTCCCCGAGGTTGGACTCGCTCCAATTCTCTCTTCTGGCGTTCCATTTTCTATACCTTGTGATAAGGTGACGTCTACGTTCCGACGATAAACGAGCGTGCAAGCTGGCGTGTATCACACGTACAGTGACATTCTAAGGTG